TTGAGCCTTTCATATGAAGCAGATCGTGGTGCTTACATAGATACAGACTGTTTAGACGAAGAATCAGAGCGTCTACTACAAGAGCTGTTTGATAAGAAGATAGTAGTGTTTCATAATGCTAAATTCGATATCGCATTCTTTGAGTATCATTTCAACTTTAAGTTTCCACAGTTTGAAGATACAATGCTATTGCATTATCTCATTGATGAGAATCCAGGCACTCATGGCCTGAAGCAGCTAGCTATGAAGTACACAATCTATGGTGACTATGAGAAGCCTATGTACGACTGGATTGATAGGTATCGTAAAGAACACGGCATTCTTAAAAGCGAGTTCAACTGGGGGTTTATTCCCTTTGATATTATGAAGCTCTACGCGGGTATGGATGCTGCGTGTACCTTCCTTCTGTATGAAAAGTTTAAGAAAATTAAACAAAACAAGAGATTAGCTAAGGTATACGATAACATACTTATTCCTGGATGTAGGTTTCTTACTGACGTTCAAGATAATGGTGTACCTTTCGATGTCCCTAGACTAGTAAGATCGCAGGCTCTGATGCAGGATCAAATTGATGAAGCAGTAGTGGAATTATATAAGCATCCTGCAATTAGTAAATTTGAGAAAATTAATGGAAAAGATTTCAATCCTAATAGCACTGTTCAGCTTCGTAGTCTTTTGTTCGACTTTATCGGTCTCACTCCTACTGGAAAGAAGACTGGCACGGGAGCAAATTCAACAGACGCTGAGGTTCTTGCAGAGCTGGCGGAGCAATCCGACGTCCCAGAACTTATACTTGCTATCAGACAAAAGTCTAAAATTAAAAATACTTATTTGGACAAAATCATACCACAGTTGGATAAAGATAGTCGTCTTCGTACAGGCTTTAACCTTCATAGCACAACTAGTGGGCGGCTTAGCTCTTCTGGTAAGCTTAATATGCAACAACTTCCTAGGGACAACCCTATTGTAAAAGGTTGTATAAAAGCTGCTCCAGGACATAAGATTGTAGCGATGGACTTAACAACTGCAGAAGTGTATGTAGCGGCTGTACTAGCGGAAGACAAAGCCTTGATTGAAGTGTTTCGTGCAGGCGGTAACTTCCACTCACAGATTGCTAAGAAAGTTTTTAAGCTGTCATGTGATGCTAGTGAAGTAGCTGAACTATACGGTATGCAAAGACAAGCAGCTAAAGCTGTAACCTTCGGTATTATGTATGGTGCAGGTGCTAATAAGATTAGTGAGCAAGTAACTAAAGATAGTGGTAAACCTTTTAGCAAAAACGAAGCTCAAGAGGTTATCGATGATTACTTTAACGAGTTCTTTAAGTTAAAAGAATGGATTGAAGATAACAAGAAATTTATTAAACAAAATGGGTTTATATACAGCTACTTCGGTAGAAAAAGGAGATTACCAAATGTCGCATCGACAGACAAAGGCATCCAGAGCCATAGCATTAGGTCTGGTCTTAATTTTTTGGTGCAGTCTGCTGCTTCTGACATCAACCTTCTTGGTGCCATAGACATGGGCAGTTGGATTAAAGCCAACAGTAAGAAAGCAAGAATCTTTGCTTTAGTGCATGACTCTATTCTAGCAGAAGTACCGAACGATGAGATTGATGAATACATGGAACAGCTAACAAAGTTTGTACAGCTAGATAGAGGGGTTTCTATACCAGGAGTTCCCGTAGGTTGTGACTTTGAAATTATACATGAAGACTACTCCGGTGGTAAGTTTGAGAAGCAATATGGTTGATCAAGTAAAAGCTAATAAGTTAGCAGAACATTTGGGTTTGTCTGGGTATGCAGCTACTGTGAATATCGACGGTAGTAGTAAATCAATTCTTCTTTCAACAGATGGTGTAGGCACAAAACTGTTATTAGCAGAACACTTTGACAAATTCGATACTGTAGGTATAGACTTAGTGGCTATGTGCGCTAATGATATTATCTGTGCAGGAGGAAGGCCTCATAGCTTCTTAGATTATTACGCTACGGGGTCTTTGGACTTAGAAAAGAGTAAGAGTATTTTATCTGGAGTACTAAAAGGCTGTGAAATTGCAAGATGTGAGCTAGTAGGAGGAGAGACAGCCCAATTGAACCCAATGTTCTTAAAACCTTCTTGGTTTGATCTAGCAGGGTTTATGATGGGTGTGCAAGAGAAGAAGATGCCTTCGCCTTCAGTATGTGCAGGAGACTTTATCGTAGGTATTCCTAGTAGTGGTTTGCATAGTAATGGTTTCACTACTATCAGAGAGACGGGCGTAATGAGAGAAGACTTCTTAACGCCTACTCGGATATATGTAGATGATATATTAAATAATATTGATTGTATTAAGTCTTGTGCTCACATCACAGGCGGAGGGATTACTGGCAATCTTCCCAGAGCTTTAGAGGGTTTAAGTTATCATCTTGAAGTATCTTTAGACCCTTACTGGGAAGAGATTAAGGATATTACAAAGTTAACTTTAAAAGAGATGTACGCTACTTTTAATTGCGGCTGGGGTATGTTAATAGTAACTAATACTCCGCAGTACTTGGATATTGCTGACAAACAAATTTTAGGGCAAGTATTACGTGCTGATAACGTATAGATCTTTGCATAAAGTAGCCTTTCCAGTTTATCTAATATACACAGATAACTGGGACTTGGCTGACGGACTTTTATTCTTAGACAATATGTGTGTAGACGACACTAATCAAACGGGTAAGACTTTAGGTATTCGTAGAATGCAGACTTCTTACCCAACTCTTTACCCTTTAAAGAAAGCTATAACAACACATGTAGGCATACTAAAACAAGATACTAGATTCTTTATAGATTCAAACGGAATGCCTTTTATATATGAAAAGACTAAGTTTTTGACTCTAAAGTACTTGAAAATAAAGAAAGTGGTTCACAAAAAGAGTGCTTCACTTATAACAGTTTGGGGCTACCGTGTGCCTTTTACTGTTCCACGCCCTCCCTCTTTGGAATATAAGTGGGCAGGGATACTGCATTTAAAGGGTATACCTTGGATGCTTTACGAGTATTCGGAAACGAAACTCAAAGATGTAAAAAGAAAAGTATGATATGGCTAAACGAAAAAAGAACCTAAATGGCTCTGGACTAGAGCTAAGAGAAATAGAGCCTTTGACAAAGAACCAGTTAAAAGCATTTGAATCCAACAAGCATTTAGTGCTTCACGGGTTAGCGGGTACGGGAAAAACTTTTATATCTTGTTATCTAGCATATGATGACATGGTAAAACAAGAAGCAAATCAGCTTGTTATTATTAGAAGTGCTGTTCCTACACGCGACATTGGTTTTTTACCTGGAACTGAGAAAGAAAAAAGCTCTGTTTACGAAGAGCCTTATAAAGATATTAGCATAGACCTATTTGGTAGGGGAGACGCTTATGAAATACTAAAGCAAAAGGGGTTAGTTCATTTTATGACAACATCTTTTATTAGAGGTATCACACTAAGGGACGCAGTTATCATTATAGACGAGTGCCAAAACATGTCTTTCCACGAATTAGATTCTATTATCACTCGTATGGGTGAGAATTGTAGAGTTATATTTTGTGGAGACTTTAGACAAGCAGACCTAAAACAGAACGGACTAGAGGATTTTATTCGTGTACTTGAACGTATGGACTTATTCGACTTGATAGAGTTTCAGGTAGAAGACATAGTCAGATCCAACTTCGTTAAATCTTATATTATAGCAAAGAATCAATTAAAACTATGAAAGCAGTGATAAGTAACAGAATCTACATGAATTGTACTCCCGAACTCCAACGAGATATTGATGCGGAGCTAACATATGCGATTCCTACCCATAATCCACTAGACCCACCTCAGGTGATTAAGAATATGGGACTTATCAAAAATGGCTTGATTTCACTACCCGTAGGGCGATTGGATTTAATACCATCAAACTACACTATAATCGATAAACGTGTTACAAAGCCTGAAGACTTTCCTGAGTTTAAGTTTGAACTACGAGAAAGCCAAAAGAAGGTTTATGACGATATCGAGGATAATGCTATAATTAACGCTTGGGTCAGTTGGGGTAAGACTTTTACAGGTCTTGCAATAGCCGGTAAGTTAGGTCAAAAAACACTTGTTGTTACCCATACTGTCCCTCTGCGTAATCAGTGGGCAAAAGAAGTAAAAAAAGTGTTTGGTTTTGAACCTGGCATCATAGGCAGTGGTAGATTTGAACTTGATGCTCCTATCGTAATAGGGAATACCCAAACTCTTTACCGAAACTTAGACAAGATTCGTAAGGAGTTTGGCACTATCATACTTGATGAGATGCACCATGTTAGTAGTCCGACCTTTTCCAAAATACTTGATACAAATTACTGTAGATATAAGATAGGCTTATCAGGTACTATCGAGAGAAAGGATGGGAAGCATGTAGTATTTAGAGACTACTTTGGTAATACTCTATTTCAGCCACCAAGAGAGAACTATATGACACCTACTATAAATATAGTTAACTCTGACATTCGGTTTATGGACGGAGCTAGAATACCTTGGGCTAATAGAGTTACCAACTTATCAAATAATGAAGAATACAGACATACAGTAGCACTACTAGCCGCAGCTATGGCAGCTAAAGGCCACAAAGTACTAGTAGTAAGCGACCGAGTAGCCTTTCTAAAAGCCTGTGCGGAATTAACAGGTGACAAGGCAGTATGTGTGACGGGAGAAGTATCCCATGAAGACAGAGAAGACTTAGTGGAGGAAATCCTAACAGGCGACAAGAACGTACTGTACGGGACTCAAGCAATATTTTCAGAAGGTATATCCGTAGATACTTTAAGCTGTTTAATACTAGCTACTCCTATAAACAACGAACCACTTCTGACACAGTTAGTGGGACGAGTAATAAGAAAACGAGAAGGTAAGATTGACCCAGTCGTTATAGATATACACCTAAAAGGTAATACTGCTAGAAAGCAGGCTTCCAATAGGGCAGGTTTCTATATCAAACAGGGTTGGGACATGAAATACCTTTAAAAAAATAGTTCTTGACAATTATCTAATTTTAGAGTATAATAATGTTCTACTTTGACTGGAAGAAGGTATACGACTCAGTAGATGGCAACATCTCTCGCTGTAATTTGATCATGGAAATGTTAATTAAAAAGCAAATCCCTAGAAACAAATATGACCGTATTTATCAGTATTCGCAAAAAGACTACAGTGGAACCAGTTTTCTGGTACATCCCGACGTCCTTGTGTACAATGCTTTTAGATACCCAACAGCGGATATAGCAGTATATTATGCATTAGCTTCTTTGAGAAGCTTACCAGAATATTTAGTATCACAAAAAGTAACCCTAGATCTACTGCATTTACCAGTAGACCATGATCGTATAATAAACAATAGACTACTCAGAATAGAGGAGGATGGTATCCATTTTCTATATGAAGAAGTCACACCGGAGAATAAACACTAATGGCAATATCATTTAACAAACAAAAAGGTTCCGCTCAGAAATCATCAATCAATACTCTTCAGTATAAAGATGGCGACAATAAGATGCGCGTAGTAGGCGACATTCTAGCTCGATATGTATACTGGATTGAAGGCGAAAACGGCAAGAACATTCCTTTAGAATGCCTATCTTTTGATAGAGATGCTGAACGCTTTACTAATAAAGAACAAGACTGGGTTAGAGAGTACTTCCCCGACCTTAAATGTGGTTGGAGCTATGCTTGTCAAGTTATCGACCCTAAAGATGGTAAGTTGAAAGTAGCAAATCTAAAGAAGAAGCTGTGGGAGCAAATCATTACTGCAGCAGAAGACTTAGGCGATCCTACAGATACTACTACAGGTTGGGACATTTGCTTCAAGCGAGTTAAGACAGGCCCACTTCCTTACAATGTTGAGTACCAACTACAAGCATTGAAGTGCAAGCCACGTGCTCTCGATCAAGAAGAGCTAGACCTTCTTTCTGACATGAAGTCTATGGATGAAGTCATGCCTCGCCCAACTCCAGACGCTCAAAAAGAGCTTCTTGACAGACTGCGTAATGCAGGGAAAGATAACGACGACGAAACACTCGAAGCAGAGTTCAATGTATCATGATTCTGTTTACGGCAGACTGGCACTTAAAACTGGGACAGAAGAACGTTCCAGTTAAATGGGCTCTTAACCGTTATCAGATGTTCTTTGAACAAATTTACGAGTTAGAAAACGAATGTAATATGCACATAATTGGGGGCGATCTCTTTGATCGCTTACCAAATATGGAGGAGTTAGAACTATATTTTTCTTTCATTAGAAAAGTACGTATTCCAACTATTATATATGACGGAAACCACGAAGCTACAAAGAAGAATAAAACATTCTTCACTCAGCTAAAACAGGTGTCTAGAGATATAAACCCTCTTATCAATATAGTGGATATTCCTTATATTGACGAAGACTTAGGGTATGGTATTTTACCCTATGCTTCATTACATCGTAAAGGCAGTATAGATCATTTTGATAGTAGTAAGCCTTTGTTTACTCATGTGCGCGGAGAGATTCCGCCTCATGTAAAACCAGAGATAGATTTAAGTTTATTAGAAAACTTCCCTGTAGTGTTTGCAGGAGACTTGCACTCACATAGTAATACACAGGGGAATATCATATATCCAGGCAGTCCAATGACCACATCTTTTCATAGAGCTAAAGTAAAAACAGGATATCTATTGATTAGCGAGTCAGATTGGAGCTGGTTTTGGGAAGAGTTTAGACTCCCCCAACTTATCAGAAAGACAGTATCAGACCCTTCAGACATGGTAGCCACTGATTTCGATCATACTATCTATGAGATCCAAGGTGACATACAGGATTTAGCAGGCATTAAGAATACTGAACTTCTTGATAAGAAAGTAATAGTACGAAAATCAGAGGCAGCTTTAATTATAGATAAAGATATGACTATTGAGGAAGAATTAGTAGAGTATCTATCATATATATTAGAGATTTCAACAGATAAAATACCAGACATATTAGGAACTTATAATGATTACGTTACAAATTCTGAAATGGGATAATTGCTTTAGCTATGGTTCTGGTAATGAGCTTCACCTCAATAATACTACAGTAACACAAATTATTGGTACTAACGGTATGGGAAAGTCTTCCATACCATTAATCATTGAAGAAGCCTTATTTAACAAGAACTCTAAAGGCATTAAAAAAGCAGACATTCCAAACCGTTATGTTAATGACGGATACAATATATCATTGTCTTTTACTAAGGATGATGATTCGTACGAAGTAGTAATTCAACGCAAATCTAGTATTAAAGTGAAGTTTCTTAGGAACGGAGAAGATGTCTCTAGCCATACTGCGACTAATACTTATAAAAGTATTCAGGAAGTAATAGGAGTAGACTTTAAAACCTTCTCTCAACTAGTATATCAGAATACAAACGCTAGTTTACAGTTTCTTACCGCTACTGATGCTAACAGAAAGAAGTTTCTTATAGATCTGTTGCACTTAGAAAGATACGTTGATTTATTTGAAGTATTCAAAGACGCTTCAAAGACTGTTAGTTTACACACTGCTGGTATAGCGGCAAAATTAGCAACTATTGAAAAGTGGCTTCAAGACAATAAACTTAGTAATACCAATATACTACCCATGTTGGATTCAGATAATGATACATCTGAAGAAGAGAAAGCTTTACGTTCTTTAATGATAGAACTTCAAAATATCTCTGAGATAAATGGAAAAATTGCTAAGAATAATCAATACAAGACGATGTTAGAAGGTATAGATATAGGCTTAATACAAAGCTCCCCTATATCACAGTTACAGTCTTATGACTCCTTACAAGAGGAGTTAGGTGAGTGGGCTGCAGTCGCTACGGGTGCAGCACGAACTTTACATAGACTGGAGACAATTAAGGAAGAGTGCCCTACTTGTAAGCAATTTATTGATATTTCTGCAGAGCTACAAATGGTCTCAGAAGCTAGTGAAGAGCTCAAGTACGCAACCGAAAAGATTGAGGGTTTGAAACCCCAAATACAAAAGATTAAGGATAACAATGACTTATTTACAAGAAATGAAAAAGATAGACAAAATTGGGAAAACTTGTATAGATCAGTCGATAATAGCCTTCAAGCTCACTCCGTTGATCGGGAAGAGCTTGATAGTAGGATTTCGATCTTACAGACAGGAATATCGGAAGCAAAGACTGAATCTGAGAAACTCTATGCTGAAAACCAGAAAAGAACAAGAAGCAACACAAGAATCCAAGTAGTACAAGAACAAACTGACGCTTTTCTTGCACAATTAGAGCAATGTCAAGAAGAGTTAGCAGTACAAAGTAAGTTAGATGCTAACTTAGAAGTATTAAAGAAGTCTTTTAGTACAAACGGCTTGCTGGCCTACAAGATAGAAAACCTTGTAAAAGAGTTAGAAGAACTTGCAAATGAATATCTTGCAGAGCTTTCAGATGGTAGATTCACTTTAGAATTTATCGTTTCAAATGACAAGCTCAATGTGCAAATAACCGATAATGGAAACATAGTAGATATTCTAGCTCTTTCTTCTGGAGAGCTTGCTAGAGTAAACACTGCCACTCTTATAGCGATTCGTAAGTTAATGAGTAGTATTTCAAAGTCAAGAATAAACGTGTTGTTTTTAGATGAAGTTATTAATGTTCTTGATGATGCAGGAAGAGAGAAGATGGTAGAAGTGTTACTCGGTGAGGATTTAAATACCTATATAGTATCACACGGCTGGTCTCATCCTTTGTTAGAGAAGATTGAAGTAGTCAAAAACGGCAACGTCAGTGGGTTAGAATAGGATATATTATGGTAGATTCAAGAGCAAAAGGTGCTAGAGGAGAATACTTAGTTCGAGATATGTTGCGAGATGCTACAGGCTTAAAGTTTGAAAGAGTACCAGCATCTGGAGCACTAGAGTATCTGAAAGGGGACTTATACGTCCCTAATCAGAGAAATCATTTTTGTATTGAAGTGAAGAACTATAAAGACTCTCCTTTAACAGATAAAATATTTACCCAGCCTAAGACTAGTAATCTTATACGTTGGTGGAAGAAAGTAGTAATACAAGCAGCAGGAGGCGATCAAAAGCCTATGTTATTTTTTAAGTATGACAGATCAAAAGTATTTGTATGTACTGAACTAAAACCTAGTAACACTGATCATTTCCTATATATAGCATTCTTAGATTGCTACGTACTATTAGCAGAAGAATGGTTAGTATCAGAAAAAGTGGAGTGGATAGGTGGATTCTAAAAATAAAATAATAAATAAACGTATTCTATCTATTTTAGTAGATGAGACTGAGAGACAGCGTCATACTGTTGAACTAATTGCGAGTGAAAACTTTGCAAGTGAAGCTGTAATGGAGCTGTGCGGTAGTGTCTTTACAAATAAGTATGCTGAAGGGTATCCAGGAAAGCGTTATTATAATGGCTGCCTGCATATGGATGAGATCGAGGAACTTGCAATTGAAGAGCTTAAAGCTATTTATAAGTGTACCTTTGCTAATGTTCAACCTCACAGCGGGGCTAACGCGAACACAGCAGTATATCAAGCTTTTCTTACTGCGGGAGATACAATATTAGGCATGGACTTAGCTAGTGGAGGGCATTTAAGTCATGGTGCTTCAGTAAATATTTCAGGCAAGCTATATAATTCATGCTCCTATGGAGTAGATGAAAATGGTTATCTTGACTATGATGCTATAGAGGCATTAGCTATATCAAAGAAGCCACAGATGATTATAGCTGGTGCTAGTGCATATCCTAGAGTGATCGATTGGAGTAGATTCAGGGAGATTGCTGATAAAGTTGGAGCTTACCTCTTGGTAGACATGGCTCACTATGCCGGTTTAGTAGCTGGTGGAGCATATCCTAGCCCTATCAAGTACGCAGATGTAGTAACAAGTACGACACATAAAACATTGAGAGGGCCTAGAGGAGGTATAATTCTTTGGAATAATAAAGAGTATACACGTAAGATTAATAGCGCTGTGTTTCCTGGAACACAGGGTGGCCCTCTAATGAATACTATTGCTGCCAAGGGTCAGTGCTTCATTGAAGCAAATACTGTAGAATTTATACAGTATGCGCACGATGTAGTAAGTAATGCAAGAGCAATGTGTGATGTATTTACTTCTGCTGGTTTTAAAGTTCAGACCAACGGTACAGATTCACATATCATTCTACTTAATTTGACTAACTCTGTTTATAGTGGTCGTGAAGCAGCAGATCTACTAGAGCAAGAAGATATTACTGTTAATAAGAATGGTATACCTAATGACCCTCGCAGTTTCACAGAGACTAGTGGTATACGCTTAGGTACAGCCGCAGAAACTACTAGAGGACACAGCAAAGAGTGGTTCATAGCATTAGCACATAAAATTGTACGCATACTTTCAAGGAGTAAATAATAAAATGGCTTTTAGTTTTAACGAAGCAGTAGCAGGAAAGAAGGGTGCGACTCTCATAGTTGATGCGCTTAACTTAGCGTTTCGATGGAAGCACCAAGGCAGAACAGACTTTAGAGACGATTACTTACAGACAGTAAGATCACTGGCGCAGTCCTATAAATGTGGTAATATTATTATTACTGCTGACTGGGGCTCCTCTAGTTATAGAAAGGAGTTACTCCCTGAATATAAACAGAATCGAAAAGACAAGTATGCTACACAGACAGAACAAGAGAAACAAGCGTTTATAGACTTCTTTGAGGAGTATGAAGGAACGTTAGAGTTGTTAGGAGAGTCTTATAAAGTTTTACGTTATCAAGGTGTAGAGGCAGATGATCTTGCTGCCCACCTAGTAAAACAGAAGAAAGAGTATGGTTTAGAAGAGATTTGGTTGTTATCTAGTGACCGAGACTGGGACTTACTAATTCAGGAAGGAGTAAGTAGGTTTTCTTACGTTACTCGTAAGGAAGTTACTATTAACAACTGGCACGAACATTATGCTGTAGAGCCTGAGGAATACATCTCTTTTAAGTGCTTAACTGGAGATAAGGGAGATAATGTTCCCGGCATCAATGGCATAGGTGAAAAGAGGGCTGCACAGCTTATAAAAGATTATGGCGATGCAATGACTATATACGACAATATACCTATAGATGGTAAGTATAAATATATACAAGAGTTGAATCAAAACGCAGAAGTTCTACTAAAGAACTATGAGTTAATGGATTTAATAACATATTGCGACGACGCAATAGGCAAGGACAACGTGTCCGATATTCAGGAGAGAATGGTATAATGGATCAGTATCAAAGTTTTATCCATAAGAGCAGATATGCTCGTTGGTTAGATGCAGAAAATCGCAGAGAGACGTGGGAAGAAACGGTTTCTCGTTATGTAAATTTCTGGAAAGAAAGAGAGCAACTGACAGAGGAAGAAAGTGAAGAGATCTGGGAAGCCATTCACGCTATGGAAGTAATGCCTTCTATGCGCTGTATGATGACTGCCGGAGAAGCTCTTAAAAGAGATAACGTCGCGGGCTTTAATTGTAGTTATCTACATATTGACCATCCACGAGCTTTTGACGAGTTAATGTATGTTCTTATGTGCGGAACGGGTGTAGGCTTTAGTGTTGAACGTAACTTTATTAATAAGTTGCCAGAAGTAGCTGAAACTTTTCACAAAACTAGTTCTACTATTGTAGTCAGTGATAGTAAGCTAGGTTGGGCAAGTGCCTTTAGAGAGTTGATTGCCATGCTTTATGCAGGTAAACTACCTGAGTGGGACATGAGCCGTGTAAGACCTGCGGGTGCTAGGTTAAAGACTTTTGGAGGTCGTGCAAGCGGTCCTGAGCCTTTGGTTGACTTGTTTCAGTTCTGTGTTTCTATCTTTCAGAAATCAGCAGGACGAAAACTAACTAGTATTGAATGCCATGATGTATGTTGTAAGATTGCGGACATCGTAGTAGTAGGAGGAGTGCGTCGCTCTGCTTTGATTAGTCTATCTAACTTGTCAGATCAACGCATGTCAAAAGCCAAGTCAGGTGATTGGTGGAGAAATGAAGGACAACGACGTTTAGCTAATAATTCAGTAGCCTATACTGAGAAGCCAGACTTTGAAGCGTTTCTAACAGAAATGAAGAACCTTTATGAGTCTAAGGCAGGAGAGCGAGGTATCTTTAGTAGAGTAGCCGCCCAAAAAATAGCAGCTAGGAATGGTCGAAGAGATGCTACATATGACTTTGGAACTAACCCATGTTCTGAGATTATTCTACGAAGTAATGAGTTCTGTAACCTATCAGAAGTAGTAGTTAGATCAGAAGATAGCTTGCAAACTTTAAAGCGTAAAGTACGTCTTGCAACTATTATTGGTACGTTACAATCTAGTTTAACAGACTTTAGGTATCTGCGGGTGCGTTGGAAGCGTAATACTGAAGAAGAAGCATTGTTGGGCGTAAGCTTAACAGGCATAATGGATCATGAGCTGCTGGGCAAGGACTCTCCTGAACTAGCAACATGGCTAACGGAGATGAGAGATGTTGCAGTTGAAACAAATAAAGAATGGGCTGAAAAGCTTGGTGTTGCACAGTCTGCGGCTATTACTTGCGTTAAACCTAGTGGTACTGTTAGTCAGCTTGTTGACTCTGCTAGTGGCATTCATCCCCGTTTTAGTAAGCATTACATTAGGCGAGTACGTTCAGACAAAAAAGATCCTCTTGCAATCTATATGGAACAGGCAGGATTTCCGGTAGAAGAAGACACTATGTCTGCCTCCTCTGTAGTATTTAGCTTTCCTGTTAAAGCTCCGGAGTCTAGTATAATTGTTAAAGAAGTAGGTGCTATGGAACAATTAGCATTATGGAAGGCGTACCAAATTCACTGGTGTGAACATAAACCTAGTGTGACTGTATATTATACGGATAGCGAATATTTACAAGTAGCTCAGTGGATTTGGGATAATTTTGATCTATGTTCAGGTATAAGCTTGTTGCCAGTGAGTGATCACGTTTATCAACAAGCACCGTACGAAGACATTTCTGCAGAAATGTATGAAAAACTGTTGGCTGAAATGCCAGCGCAGGTAGACTGGGAAAAACTTTCTCAGTTTGAAAAGGAAGATAACACAACTGGATCACAAGAACTTGCCTGTACTGGCGGTGGCTGTGACATACTATAATAAATAAGGAATTTATAAATGACCGAAGTAACTGAAAATCAAGTACAAACCCTCTCTATGAACGATAAAGAGTACAAAGTAGAGGATCTTTCTGAGAAAGCGAAGTATCTAATATCACAGCTACAAGACATGCAGGGACAGGAAAATCAGGCTCGAGCACGTATTGACCAAATTCAAGTAGGTATTACAGGTTTTACAAACTTACTACAACAGGAGCTGGAAAACCCTGATGATGATGAAGAAGTTGTAAATTAGACTAAAAAGAGGCTGAAAAGCCTCTTTTTTTATCTCTCGTTAATCGAGATATCTGTATTTTACAGTTGCGATGGTAACTCCCTCCGCCACTTCAGAAACACGCGTGTTTTCTACTGTTACCTCGTAGTTATCAGAGGCTCCGACTTTTGCCATGTGGTAGTCATAGAGACCGCTGCCCTGATGACATTCAATCTTATAGCCCTCTAACCCTAGAGTTCCTCTAATATATTCGGTCGTCTGAGTGATATACGTAGGGTCAAAAAGCCAACTTTTACTGCCTTCAGCATCTTGACCATACAGAGCGTAAGTCCATAGGATGTACTGATCATCGTCAGAGAAGATTCGCCCCGCAGCCAAGTGGATAGGTGCGCCATCTTTTTCCCAGTAGATAACCTTAGTGTGCGGTCTATCTATAAACTCTTGAAACGTCACGCGCAGCTTTTCCTTTTTGGCAGCGTCGCCTACCGGATTACCCATGTAACGCCAATCAATTGTGCCTGCTTCCATGATTGGCAGACATTGATCAACAAGAGTGTCGAACCCACTAGGCAGGCTACTGCATTCGACTATAGTCATCACGAGTTTCGACCTCCGTAGAAATTCGACATCCTGATTACACCGCTAGAGGGAATAGCAGCATTGACTCCAGAGGCTTTTCCGAAAGAAGCTGTGGTCGGTACATAAGCTCCTCCTTGGTAGTACTCGCTCATACTAATAGGAAGACCGCCACCGAACTCGGATTGGACTTGCGCAAGACTAATGGCTCCTGATGTTTGTAGCGCCATTAGCTAATAACCCCTACTGCAATCTTGTGTTGAACACCTGATCCCACTTCACCAATACGGACAAGCGTTGCAGCGGCATCGTAAGCACCTTCATCATCAAAGCAGACGTTGACTGTTCGCTCATGTGTTAATGCGGGGGCGTCAGAGGTAAACCTAACTTTAATGTCTCGGCAGTCGACACTTGTTGAAATAGTCTCACCATCGTTATCGGGGTCAGGCATTTCTTGTGAGCGAGAGCCAGTGTATTCTTCAAGTAATTCGTATGTAACTGTCATTATTTATTCTCCAATTTATGCTTTGAGTTCTTCAATCTCTGCTTTAAGTTCTTCGATCTCGGTTTTAAGTTCTTTAACAACGTCCCATAACACAGTGACCATTCGTGAATAGTCGAGCGTCAAGTAAGTTTCATTGAGAACGCCTGTGCCAGGGTCTCGGTCTTCCGTATCTTTGACGAATTCAGTTAAACCCGCCTCGCGAACATTCTGTGCTATAAACCCGATGTCATGTTTACCATTAGCAATCCAATCAAAACGTTTTGCTTCTATCTGGTCAAACATATCCATTGAATTACCAACGGGTTTGACGTTTTCTTTAAGTCGTTGATCTGAGTAAGCTGTTACATTGCCCCCAAATGTCGCATCATTATTACTAAGATTAATGCTAATGGGCCAGCGTCCTGCATACGTTGCCCAAGAGTTTGAGTCAGTTCCTGAACCACGAAGTACGTAAAAAGTGTTTGCGTTAACGTGGATCATCGCGCTTCTATGGTCAGTGTCACGAAAATAAACGGTGGGGGAACCGTTTCTAATATAATGGTTATTTGTCGCGGCTGAAGAGGTAGATAGAAACCCTGAAGCTTCAACGCCATCAAGAGTATCAGCGTCTAAACCAGAGCCTGAACCGTCGTTACCGTCTGTCCAAATCTTCTGCCATGCATAACCTGAGCCACCATTTGCCCACCAACCTCTAAGATAGGTGTGGGAGGGATTACCCGCAGACATAACCAGTTGCATGCCGTGGTGGTATGTAGCACTGGAAGTATAATGTAAAGATTGAAAACCATTAAAGTGGGTGCCGCTAGGAGGCCCTCCTGCTGGTGAGCCCCAATTGTCAGTAAAACCTGAGCCTCTATTAAACGTGGTATTCATGTTCTCAGCCCCGTGGGAAAGCACACCGGTATGATATGCTGCGTTAGCAGTATAATTAGTTCTTCGGTCGTATGTGTTTCTAGTCAGACCCATCAAAACTTTAAAGTCGGACTTTGTATATTTGCGGATATAACCATCTTGTGAAGCATATACGTGAGCAATATTAGTACCGATGGCATTATTACCGATATCAGTATTAATATATGATGCGTTTATATAACCATTAGCTTCTGTTCGTACAACTCTGTTCGCTACATTATTTCTTCCAGTATGTAAGTCTAGACCATCGAGCAAATTAGAATCTGCAGCTTTAGCTGTTGACCCTAAGTATGGGTGACTGTGTGCTGCTGAGTAGTAAGAACCGTGTTGTCCATCAAGCAAGTCAGCATTTAAGCCAGAGCCTGCACCATCTACTGTCTTGATTGCAGTTAGTATCTGAGCGGCTGTTTGGTCTGCAGTAGCTCCGTTTTCAACGTTTAAAGAAGCTCTTAGTTGAGCAAGGGTCGATGGTCTCATATAGTTATTACTTGCAGTATCGACCTGAGTCATTACATAATTAATAGCACTATTGGTTGAGTCATACTCTGATCTAAATAGTCTTGCATTAATATCACCGCTGCTGTCGCGCTCAACGACTGTGCTACCTGTACTAGCTGAGGTCAATGCATGACCATCAAGTGTCCCAGCGTTAACACCTGCAGAACCGTTACCATCAACAGTTTTCAAAGCTGCAAGTATCTGAGCGGCTGTTTGATCTGCTGTAGCACCTGTCTCAATACCATTTAACTTTGTATGATCTGCATTGGTAAAGTTTTGCTGAGTTAATCCACCGTTGCCTACTGAGTAAGTAGTATTAGGAGGTGTAACCCAAGACATAGTGCCGTCACCATCAGATCGTAGATACTGAGAAGTAGTGCCGTTGCCAGATACATTCAGGTGAAGTGCATCTATACTGTTGTCAGCATAGTGCTCAGAATTAATTGCATTATCAGCAATGTGTTCGTTATCAATAGATCCAGCAGCATAATGCTGACTATTAACTACATCGTTACCAATCTCACTACCCCCTACAGATCCAGCAGCCAAGTGGGTGGCGGTAAGACCGTTAACTAGAAGTGCTTTAATCTCTGCTGCAGTTTGATCATTAGTGTAACCATTAGGGTTACTGGCAGGGTAGTAGTAACTGCCATGTTGCCCATCTAATAGATCGGCATCTAAGCCAGAGCCTGAGCCGTC